TCCGTTCTAGAGGTATAAAAGAGTTGACTTTTTTGCCTTACTATGTTATAATACTATTTGAATTGACAAAAGGAAATAATGAATGAGTAATGTTGAAGTATCCTTGGATGTGTTGCGGAAGAGAAGTATTCTTCTCGCGACCCCCATGTATGGCGGTCAATGTCACGGGATGTATGCCAAGTCCTGTGCCGACCTTGCTAAACTTTGTGCGCTTTATGAGATTGAACTGAAGTTCTATTATATGTTTAATGAATCGCTGATCACACGCGCCAGAAACTATTGCGCCGATGAGTTTATGCGAGGCGATTATACTCACATGATGTTCATTGATTCGGATATTGGGTTTGATCCTCATGATGTTATATCGCTGTTAGCTATGATGGATCCGGATGCCGAAGATAAGAAAGAGATTATGTGCGGTCCATATCCCAAAAAGGCAATTGCTTGGGAAAAGATCAAACGCGCTGTCGAGAAAGGTTACGCTGACGACAACCCCAATAATCTTGAAAAGTTTGTTGGTGATTATGTTTTCAATCCCGCAGACGGTTCGGGTGAGATTAATATCGGCACACCTGCTTCTGTTTTAGAAGGCGGCACTGGTTTTATGATGATTCAGCGCTCTGCTTTTGAGAAGTTTGAGAAGGCATATCCTGATTACAGTTATCTGCCTGACCATGTCCGGACGAAAAACTTTGACGGTTCTCGCGAGATTATGATGTACTTCCAAGCGTTGATTGACCCTGGAACCAAACGGTATCTGTCGGAAGATTATATGTTCTGCCAGTATATGCGTGACATTGATGTCGCCACTTGGCTTTGTCCATGGATGAAACTGAAGCATACCGGCACATATACGTTCGGCGGTTCTTTGGCTGACTTGGCTCAACTTGGCGTATCTGCTACAGCTGATGCGAAAGAAATAGGAAAACATTTAAAATGAGTGAGATAGATTACAAGTTTCGCGAAGACGTACTGATCTCTGAGTTCAGTAAATATATTGACCAGACATACGGTGGCCATTATGGGCAAGGTGGTCTTCAGTCAGCTGAGGTGATAGTTGATCGGGGACACGGCATCGGCTTTTTCCTGGGTAACGTGGACAAGTATAATGGCAGATATGGAAAGAAAGGTTCGCCGTCTGATCACCGTAAAGATTTGATGAAGATAATTCATTACAGTTTTCTCGCTCTTTATGAGCATGACCGTTTACACAATTTAACTAATGATTCAAACAAGGTATAATATAATGAAATTAAGTGAAAGCACCATCGAAGTTTTGAAGAACTTTTCAACCATCAATCCTTCTCTTGTATTTAAAGAAGGCAACATCCTGCGGACGGTATCGCCGCAAAAGAACATCTTGGCGTCATCGGTAGTGGGCGAGTCGTTCCCTATTGATTTTGCTATCTATGAGCTCAATCAGTTCTTGGGGCTGAACAGCTTATTCGATAATGGTGATATTGATTTTGGCACGTCAAGCCTTGAAATCTCTCAGGGTTCTGCTAAATGTAGCTACACATACACCGATCCGTCAATGGTAACTGCGCCGCCCGAGAAAGATCTGGTACTGCCGTCTGCTGAAGTGACATTCGATATGACTAACGAAACTCTGAAGAACGTTGTGAACGCTGCCAACCAGCTTGGTCTGCCTGAAATCGCCGTTCGTAATGAGGGTAATGAAGTTGTCTTGGTTGCTACTGACACAAAGAATCCGTCAACTAATGAGTATTCTGTGGCAGTTTGTAACACAGAATCCGATGTCGATTATAAATTCGTGTTTAAGACCGATAACTTCAAGTTTATCCCCGATAACTATCGCGTTCAGATATCTTCAAAGGGCATCTCTCACTTTAAAGGTGAGCGTGTTGAATATTGGGTAGCAACTGAAGCTGGCAGCAGCTACGGAGGTTAATAATGAATATCAATGATATGATCATACACTTGAAAGCTGGTTTTGTTGAAGTGACTTTCGAGAAGATTAATGATGGGGGTACTCGGATAATGCCGTGTACTCTCCAACCGGAAATCATTGCCGAACAGACTGGTAGGAATATCGACATCAGTTCAATTGATCCGAAGTCGTCCAATATTGCTGTTTATGGTTGTGATGTGTTGGCTTGGCGCTCATTCCGAGTTGATACTGTAACTGGTTGGAAGTCGATAACTCGAGAAGATTTTGTCATGGGGGAAAAGCATGCATGACGACCAACAGGCGTATGAGTTTATCTCATATCCTTATAACTGTGAATATGGTTCGTCCGTAAACACGCTAAAGCGTCACATTATTTTGGATCGCGATATTGATCTTGGTGACATGTTAGAAGAAATGACCACATTCTTGAGGTCGTGCGGGTACGTGATCCCCACAGACTCATATCTTGAATTAGTAGACGGAGGATAAGATGTTAGAAGAGTTCTTGTACGTTGAGAAGTACAGACCAAAAACTGTTTCTGATACTATTTTACCAGTATCATTAAAACAAACGTTTCAACAATTTGTTGATCAAAAGAATGTTCCAAACTTGCTTCTCACCGGAACAGCCGGTGTCGGCAAAACCACTATAGCCAAGGCGATGCTTGAAGAGCTGGGTTGTGATTATATTGTAATCAATGGGTCTGATGAAGGTCGACTAATTGATACATTGCGGACTAAGATCAAAGGGTTCGCCTCGTCTATGTCACTGGCGGGTGGCAGAAAGTATGTCATTCTAGACGAAGCCGACTATCTTAATGCCGAAACAGTCCAGCCAGCTCTTCGCAACTTTATGGAAGAATATAGTGCTAACTGCGGATTCATAATGACTTGTAATTTCTCTAACAAGATTATTGAGCCTCTACGGTCGCGGTGTTCTGTTGTTGAGTTCAAGATGGCTCCTGACGATAAACCCAAGCTCGCTGGCGAGTTCTTCAAGCGAGTGTGTGGTATTCTTGAGAGCGAGGGTGTTGAATATGATAAAGCGACAGTTGCTGAAGTTGTAAAGAAGCATTTTCCTGATAACCGTCGAGTGCTCAATGAGTTGCAGAGATATTCGGCCACAGGTAAGATCGACGCCGGCATTCTGGTCAACTTCTCCGAGCTTGGGATGAAGGAACTTATGGCGTCAATGAAAGCCAAAGAGTTCACCAAAGTTCGTAAGTGGGTTGCCCAAAACGCCGACGGTGATACGTCTGCTGTGTTCCGTAAAATCTACGATACAGCGCATGATTATGTCACGCCCAATAGTGTTCCGCAGCTTGTAGTGACCCTCGCTGATTATCAGTATAAAGCTGCATTCGCAGCAGACCCTGAAATCAATATGATGGCGATGATGACAGAAATGATGATCGACAGTGAGTGGAAATAAATGAGAAGTATAATTTATGATTTTGAAACATTAAGCCAAAATATGTTTACTGGCGCTGTCGTCAGTTTGGCGTGCCTTGAGTTTGATTCGTCGCGGTTTGAGCGGGGCGCTGGGTATACCTATGAAGAATTGCTTGAAAATACCAAGACGATTAAATTTGACGTAAAGGAACAAGTTACTAAATACGATCGAACAATCCAAAAGAGTACGCTTGATTGGTGGAAGAAACAAGGAGCTGAAGCGCAGAAGCAATTGCAACCTTCAAGTGAAGATGTTTCTATCTCTGAATTGTACGATTGGATGACAAACGAGTTCAACATAAAAGCGGCTAAAGCTGTCTGGACTCGCGGTAACACGTTTGATCCGATTTACCTGAGAACGATTCTTGACGCAACTGGCGATACTGATCCGTTCACACAATGGTGGGCAATCAGAGATACACGGTCGTTTATCGACGGGATGTTATACGGATCTGGAATCAAGAATACGTTTATTCCGGACGGCTTGAAAGAGAAGTTTGTTGGGCATGATCCGAAACACGATGTGGTAATGGACGTCATGCGAATGCAGTTTTTGGCACGATTGAATCTCGAGGAAATACCGGCTGATGCATAAATGGTGGCGTATATGGGCAAAGAGTTTGGGCGAGAAGGTCGGCGAGACTGACCGACAAGCCAATGCTGTAGCCGCGATACGGACGTTTTGGTGGATTGTTCATATCGTCACTTGCTTCTTTATTATTGCTGGTAATATTAATTCGTTAGGGTTACTGACCTAAGACAAAATAGGAAAAAAAAATGTATACATATAGTTTATCTTCTTCCCCTCTGCCTGCTGAATGGTATGAACTGAGAGGCTATGATATTGCAAATGACGACTTCAGCCATGGCGCACTCAATACAACGATTCGCGGTCTCGAAGAAGAAACATACACCGTCCCAGTTATGCAAACCAGTTGTTGGGATGCTATGGTCGGATGGTTGACTTTGGTGGACAGCGAAGAAGTAATGGATTTTGATGAAATCGTTGAAGATTTTGAGGAATGGTATGGTGCGCCAATTGAATGGGTTCCTACTGTATGAGTCCGTTTGATTATATTAATGCTATCAATACCAACAAGAAAGACTTGATGACAGGTACAGATAACGACCGATTGGCCGAGAAAGGGTATGAGCCATTTCTAACTAATCGCGCGTTATCGTATCACAATGACACTATCGGTGTCGCTAATGAAATGAACACACGTCACTTTCTAGATAAAAAGCCACAATTCTGCTTTTTACTAAATAGTGTTAGACCCAAAAAGCGTTTCGCTAAGTGGTCTAAGAAGCAGAAAGATGGTGACGTGGCTGTACTTAAAGAGTATTATGGATATAGCGATATAAAGGCAAGACAAGCCCTCACTATTCTATCTGATAATCAGATAACCGAAATAAGAAAAAGAATAGACAAAGGCGGTCGTAATGATAGACAGAATGGTGGAAGTGCATCTAGCGGATGATGATGACTTTCTAAAGATACGTGAAACGCTTACTCGCATTGGCGTTGCCTCTCACAAAAACAAAACAATTTACCAATCTTGCCATATCCTTCATAAGCAAGGCAGGTATTACATTGTTCATTTCAAGGAGCTGTTTGCCCTTGATGGAAAGCCTAGTAATTTTGGCGATGAAGATATAGCAAGACGAAACACTATTGTCAATTTGTTAGCACAGTGGGGGCTTGTAACAACAGTCGATCCGGAGAAAAGCAAAGAACCTGTAGCGCCGCTAAATCAGATCAAGGTATTACCGTTTAAAGAGAAAGAAAGCTGGAACCTTGAAGCAAAATATAATATTGGAAAAAAACTGTAATTTTTATTATTAAGGAAAGGAAATGAGTGTGTCAAATTTTATGAAGGTGAAGGATTTTATGGATGTATTTGGTCAAGAAGTTAAGACTAAGCCGGTATTTCCAGATTTTGATGTTGCGGCATTGCGATACGAGCTAATCCGCGAAGAATTACAAGAGCTGTATGATGCAACTGGCCAAAAGGATATGGTTGAAGTCGCTGACGCGCTCACCGATCTTTTGTATGTTGTTTATGGCGCAGGTCACGCTTATGGTATTGATCTTGACGCTTGTTTCAATCATGTACACGATTCCAATATGAGTAAGCTGGGTTCCGACGGAAAGCCAGTTCGCCGCAAAGACGGCAAGGTACTAAAAGGTCCAAATTATTGGGCACCGAATATGCGACCATTTGTGGGGCAATCATAAAATGAAACTAAGTAAGAATTTTTCGTTGGCTGAATTCACAAAAAGCCAAACTGCTGAGAGAAAGGGTTTAGATAATACGCCAAAGGGCGAGCATCTAGAAGCCGCAAAAGTTTTGTTCGAGAAGGTTGTACAACCTGTTCGCGAACACTTTGGACCGACCGTAATCAATAGTGGTTATCGCGGTCCAGAGCTGAATGCAGCTGTAGGTGGTAGCACTAAATCTCAGCATTGTAAAGGACAAGCCGCTGACATCGAAGTACCAGGAGTCCCTAATTATACGCTCGCCAAGTGGATTGAAGATAACTGTGATTTTGATCAGTTGATTCTAGAGTTCTACACATCAGGCATACCGGATAGCGGTTGGGTTCATGTGTCATATGTGGGTGAAGAGAATCGAAAGAGCGTCTTGACGGCTGCGAGAATAGACGGTAAGACTAATTACAGTATTGGTTTGCAAGAATAGGGTAATAATGATTATGAGCCACCTTTTGTTTTGGATATTATTAATATTATTGATAACGCCAGAGTTTGCAGCCGGTACAGATGACGATATTGACAGCACTAACGCGCAAGATGGTAGTTTGAATACATCTAATGTTGGTTCAACTGTTAATAGTAATAATAATACTGATTCACAAGAAACTGTCAATAATTATAATGGTGCTGGTTCAAGTAAAGCTATACCGCCACCATCTGCTATCAGCCCGACATATATGGCCAACGGAATAGAAACATGTTTGCAAGGCTCTTCAGGATCACTTTCAACTGGTGTTTTTGGTATGTCGGGCGGTAGGTTTAAAGATGATGATAAGTGTAATCGAAGAAGAGATTCTAAAGTATTATCCGATCTTGGTATGAAAGTAGCTGCGGTTGCTAGGATGTGTCAAGATCTAGACGTTTGGCGTTCTATGTTTATATCAGGAACGCCATGTCCAATTTTAGCCAGAGGCAAGCTGTTGGTAGGAAAGCGTGCGTATTTGGCAATGAAGTCAAGCCCTGAATTGTATATTCCAGATTATGGTTTTGTTATAGAAGAAGGTAAAAGTGACAAAGTTTGTCAAGTCAAGAAAGGTAAGAAGACTTGTCAAAAGGTTGTCTCAAAGCATACTGCCAC